AACAATGAATTGAATTCTCCAACTAATGGGTTTATACTGGATTTGCTAGCTGATGTTCGGCAGTTAAACAGTAACTCGGAAAGTCTTTGGCACTTCATAAACAACCTTAATTTCAACATGGGAAAACTTTTGTTGTTAGTGACTTCAGGACAGAAAGAAGTGTATGAATCATCTGATGATAATACATCAAAATGATCATTTGGATCCAGGTTCTTCCTGAGACACACTATTCGGTACAACTCATTTCTAAAACTAATCATGTTCAGGTGTAGTAGGGATGATGTGAAGTGAAGAATACCCTGTCCCATGTTTGACTCGTTCATCATGGAAATATCTCTAGTGGCCAAGAACCTATTTTTCACATCCTGGAGGTTTTTGTTCTTATGGATCTTAGCATTTCCATCATCAACAAACCAAGCCTTTACCAGCCTGTCTGGTAAAAGACATCGTTTGTTTTGGTGTCGAATTAGTACATCCAGTATGAAGTTGAACAATGGTCCCAATTCACCTTGGAACTGTGTGAACAGATAAATAAATTGAATCGGCACAAAACTCGGGCCCCATTTTGATTTATCCATAGTTATATGTATTTGGGCTCTAGTCCCAGGAAGCCTCTTTGAATTCAGCAATATTGATTTTATGGTCTCATTTTTATTTTTCCCATGTGTCAGTATTTCTCTGTTGTCAAAACTACAAATTTGCCTGGACAAGGTTTCAAGGACATTTATTCTGATCCTGACAGTTATTGGTAAGATCAATATTTCTCTAACACCACCTATTTGATTTTTCTTAAAAACTTGGTAGTGAGTCTCTTCATCTCTAAACTCCTCCACAATTTCAAAGGACTTGTGAACTCCCTGGTCAAGTAGAGAGATAACCCCTTGTATGCATTTTCTCCTTGGGTTTTGTCTTACAGTTGCTGGTCTGTGAATAGAACTCTCATAAACTGAACTGGACTTGAAAGTGGCATATTCATCTATTGTCTTATTCAAAGCTGGGTTCAAGGCTGACTGTTTGACCTCGAAATTGTGAAAATCCTTCTGATGCTTCCTATGTAGGATGGATCCTATCTCAATGGCCACCTTTGAGAATTGGTGGGATTTGGGGTTTAATATTATGAACTTAGCAAAATTTTCATCAGACATATCGTCTCTATAGCCCAGATGGTTTCCCTTCAACT